AAAAATTAAAGACAAAAGTAGAAGAACAAAAACAAGTAACAGGTAGAAGTGGTCAAGTTCATCCAGATGCACCATTTAAAAAGTCTGAGAACTATGCAAAGGTATTTATGCAAGGATTAATGAAGATGGCTGATGATAAAGGTTACGACGGAATAGGTTTATCTACTGGTAAAATGAAAAAAGCATACGGTGGTATTCCAAAAGGTGGAGATAAATTTTATGATGAGATTGGAGTAAAAGCTATGAAACGTATTGCAAAGAAAAGTGGATTTAAATTTGGTGATACAACTATTGTTGACGGAAAGGGCTTTACATGGGAGAAGATTCCTATTATCTCCATGCGTGATATAAATACAGGCAAAAAATTTGCTGGTGAATCTACCATTCCAGTGTATAGTAGGGGTGGGCAAGTAAAAAAAGAAAAAGGATATAATGGCTATTAAATCAAGAATGCCAGCAGCTGGATCAATTGAAAAAGCTATAGCAGCACTAACAGATGGAATAGAAATTTCAGATAGTCAAAATACTGAGATTCAACTTCCAGGTAATGAACCGACAATGGAAGGTGGAGTAGAAATAACAGAATTAGAAGATGGTGGTGCTGAAATTAACACAGACCCTAACGCACCTGTTGATCAATCACAAATTCCCTTTAATGCAAACTTAGCTGACTACGTAGAAAACACTGAATTAAAAAATTTATCTGACACTTTAATTGCTGCTTATCAATCAGACTTTGATTCAAGAAAAGATTGGCATGATACCTACACTAAAGGTTTAGACATGCTAGGATTTAAATACGAAGATAGAACACAACCTTTTGAAGGAGCAAGCGGCGTGGTTCATCCTTTGTTAGCAGAATCCGTTACACAATTTCAAGCACAAGCTTATAAAGAATTATTACCACCTGCTGGCCCTGTAAATACAGAAATAGTTGGTGAAATTACACCACAAGTAGAAGAACAAGCTAAACGTGTAAAAGACTACATGAATTACATGATAACACATGTAATGAAAGAGTATGATCCAGATATGGATCAATTATTATTTTATTTACCATTAGCTGGATCTGCATTTAAGAAAACTTACTATGATGGGCAATTAATGCGTCCAGTTTCTAAATTTGTTGCAGGTGAAGACTGTGTTATTAATTATATGGCAAGTTCTTTAGAAGATGCTTCAAGAATTACACATTCAATAAAAGTAGATGGTAACACTTTAAGAAAACAACAAGTAAGTGGTTTTTACCGTGATATTAGTTTGGTTACAGGTTCTATATCTACTGGAGTTAATGAAATACAAGATAAAATTGATGAATTAGAAGGTGTAAGTGCTGGTATTCCTCAAGACGACGACGAACATCAATTATTAGAAATGCATGTAGATGCAGATGTTCCTGGTTTTGAAGATGAACAAGGAATTAAATTACCTTACATTATTACTATAGATAGTTATTCAACTGAAGTTTTATCTATTCGTCGTAACTGGAATGAACAAGATCCAGCAAGAGGACGCATAGAATACTTTACTCATTACAAGTTCCTCCCAGGCTTAGGCTTTTATGGCTTTGGTCTAATACACATGCTTGGTGGGTTATCAAGAACTGCAACAAGTGTTCTTAGACAACTAATTGATGCAGGTACTCTTGCTAACTTACCAGCAGGTTTTAAAGCACGTGGCATGCGCATACGTGATGACGATACACCTTTACAACCAGGTGAATTTCGTGATGTAGATGTAACAGGTACATCAATTCGAGAATCACTTTTACCTTTACCTTACAAAGAACCTTCACAAACTTTATTTGCTTTACTAGGATTTTGTGTAGATGCAGGTAAATCATTTGCTGCAATAGCAGACATGAAAATGGGTGAAGGCAATGAACAGAATCCAGTAGGAACAACATTAGCATTACTTGAACGTGGAACAAAAGTAATGAGCGCAATTCATAAAAGATTGCATTATGCTCAAGGAATTGAATTTAATTTACTAGCTAAATGTATTCAAACATATTTACCTCCTGAATATCCTTACATGGTACGTGGTGGTAACAGAGCTATTAAAGCTCAAGATTTTGATGAGAGAGTAGATATACTACCTATATCTAATCCTAATATTTTTTCTATGTCCCAGCGTGTTATGTTGGCACAACAACAATTACAATTAGCACAAGCTGCTCCGCAGTTACACAATCTTAGAGAAGCATACAGACGTGTGTATCAAGCTTTAGATGTTGATAATTTAGATGCATTGTTAAAACCAGATCCAGGAAATCCTAGTCCTAAAAGTCCTGCAACAGAAAATGCTGAAGCAATGACTGGACAACAACCAAAAGCTTTTCCAAAACAAAATCATCCTGCGCACATAGAAGCACACGCTGAATTTATGTTTACACGTCCCGTTCAAATTAATCCTCAATTGTATGCAATGATGGAAGGACATCTTTTACAACACATAGCTATTTTATCTGCAGAACAAGTAGAAGAAAAAATGTTACCGCAGACACAAGAGATGCAAAAACAAATACAAGGAATGCAGCAACAAGCACAACAAAATCCTGCATTACAAGAACAAGTGGCACAACAAGTACAAGCAATGCAACAAGAATTTATGACTCAAAAAGAAGCTGAAATTTCAATTGTTGAAGCGCAATTAATTAAAGAGATGGCAGCAGAAGAAACTAAACGAAGCGGTTTAGAAGATCAAGATCCACTAATTAAATTAAAACAACAAGAGATTGATTTAAAAGCTGCTGAATTAATACAAAGAGGCGAACATGATGATCAAGAATTGTTACTTAAAACTTCTGTTGAAGCAGAAAAACTTGATCTTGAAAGAGATAAAGTAAATAACGCTGCTGAAGGAACTGTAATGAAAGAATCTTTTGGCTTGATTAAAGACCAAGCAAAAGATACCATTAGTGAAATAAAAGAAGATGTAATTTCATTACGTGAAGATCGTAGAACAAGAAGTAATGAAAACATTGCTTTAATGAAGGAAAGAAATGGCAGAAAACCAAAAATTAAATAAAATTATACAAGTAATGCAAAATGCAGAAGATCTTGCTTTTAAAATGATTAATGGTAATGACGAAGATACGTTAATTGTAGCCGCTGGATTAGCCGCTGTTACAAGAAATTTGTATATTGGCGCTTTAGGAGCTGAGCAAGCACAAAAAGTCTTTGAAGTTATGCTTGATTCGTTTATAGTGGCTGATGAAATTTATTTTGATGGTTCTTATTATGAGAAACCAACAATACATTAAAAAGGAGGTAATATGAAGTTACTGAAAGATATTTGGGAACACTTAAAAGAGTGGAGTGATTGGGGAATGAAAGACTGGATTAAAGCTGGTATAGTTACTATAATAGTGTTAATCATTCTTAAAACAATTGTGATTGGCTAGAGCAACTAGAGGAAATTTAAATGGCATCATTATTTGATTATTATAACCAAGGGTCTGGAAAAAAGGCTCCAACAGGATACAGTTTTAGAACTAGTAATAGTGGTAACGATGTCTATACACCTGTCAACATAAACAGGGCAAATAATTATAGAAGAAATCCAGGAAAAGGTGGAGGAAGATCTAATTTAGATAATCAACGTGGTTTTTCTAATCAAGGAATTGGATCTTTCTCTAACCGTCAACCTGGATTATTCGGAAGCCAAATGGGAAGGCCAAGTAACCGTCAACCTGGATTATTCGGAAGCCAACCAAGCCAACCAGGAATGACTGGACGTGATGCAGCGGCTTCTGGCGTAGTTGAAGAAGAAGATAAATTTAGTTTTACTGATAAAAATTTAGGTTCAAATATTGTTGAAGATGCTACAAGAATGGCATCTGATTTAACCCCAGATGTAAATATGAGATTACCAGGTCTTGCAGGTTTATCAATGGGTATGATGGATAGTATTAGCAACAATCAAAGAGACCATAGATATTTAAATTCAATATTTGGTAGAGCAAGTCCAGATAAAACAATGGCTTTTTTTGGTAAAGCTGAAGACGATATGAGAAAAAACATAGGAACCGATAATGTAGGTACAATGCAAATAGGTGATACCACCGATGGTTCTAGTTTAATGCAAGCAATGAAATATTTTGACAAAGCAGGAATTACTCGACAAAACTTAGACAGATTTTATGATAAAAATGATAAGTTTTACGGAAATGAAGCTTATTTAGCATCACAAGCTGGTGGAAGTGGAGCAGAAGATTTTGCAACAGGAATGTCATTTATTAAAAATGCAAAAGCTAGTGCAAATTTAGCAGAACGGGAAGCAATGAAACAACAAGCTGATGCAGCTGCTAGAGGTGTTAGTGGTGTGTCATACGACGAACCAGATTTAGCTTTTGATGATATACTTTATGGTGAACCAGGATATGGTGAACCTAGGCAATCTGGAATAGATTACGAAGCAATGGGAATAGGAGCTGACCCAGAAAACGATTTATTATACGGAGAACCAGGATTTGGTGAACCTGGTATAGTTCCAAAAAGAAAACCCCTTCCAGATCAGGATGAAGATTTTTATAATTATCCGGATGAAAAATACAGAAATCAATATGATTTAGGGCCAGAATATGATCCAGTAATGGACATAAGTATAGATGAACAATCTTACATGGATAGTGACCCAACTTTTTATAATCAAGTAGGAAGAAAAAGAGGTCTATTACCTAATTTTGGAAATAACTTAACAAGCCAGTTAATGTATGGACAACTTCCAGAAAATCAATTGGGAGTTACTCCTATGAATGCAAACCAAGCAGGTCAATTTGTTCTTGATGGCTATGAAGATGTGGAAGATTCACAGAGTATAATTAGTCCAAGATATTACGATAGATTATTTCCTTACTCTAGATAACGATGCCAGGTTTTGACTACTTATATGGGTCTAACCAAACAGGTAATTCCCCAGGATATCCAGGAAACAATAATCAACAACAATTTGTTCAACAATCTTCT